CCGGAGTTGAGACGGTGATTGCGGGGTAGGCCCAGCACGTTTTGCTCATAGCCTCTATCTTCGGCGATGGCCATAGCTATCACGGTAGTGAAAACCATAGCCTCGAAGGGAAAGGTTAGAGCAGAACCCATTGACGCGAACTTGTTCAACTCAATCGTAGATTCATCACGACCAAGGTGAGCAGGAACACATGCACGTGTGGAGCGACACGCATCGACTGCCTCACGAAGGTGAGGAAACCTTTGCAACATCGTCATCACGTGTACGTTGGCAACGCGATCGGACGCTTCGCTCAGATCGAGCGTAGCGAGGGATCCATCTCTGGAACCTTCACGGGCCAGCTCCTGGTTAGGGACCTGATCCGTAAAGCCGATCACTCCTGGGGCGACGAATATGTCACTTTCCAGGAGTTCGATGAATCTTTGCATGAGGGCCTGCTGCATGTACTGCATGCAGACCGGCTCGATGGCAATGATTCGGGGCGCTTTCAGCGTCTTAGGAACTGTCGTGACCCTGACGGGTCGTTCAGCTCCAGGCGACAGGAAGTCGACGTCGTCGAGGCGGTAGTGATACCGCCAGGACGGGAGTGCGTATTCGCCGTAAGGGAATACGCGCTCCAGGCGTTCGGTCCACTCATTCTGGTAGAACTTCGCGTTTCCGCGCAGTTTTTCCTGAGTGGTCCCTGGCCCGTGTCGTGGAATGAGGTCCTGCCGTTAAACGTCTTCATTACGCTTTGTGAAGACTTGGGAGTATAACATTCCAGAATACCGCAGGAAGCGACTCTCTAAGGTCTCACGACCATCGAGGGTCACCAGCGACCGAAAATCTCGGTTCTGTATACCCACTTCTCTGTCTGTCTCACCGTACGCGATGAGCGTACGAGCTACTCGCTCGTCAGAGCAAGGCAGCTCGATCTTCGAGCAAAGCAGCGTAAGCTGCCGAACTGCGAAGATGGCATTCTCATCAGGTTTGGTAAGTAACTCGCCAGACCGTTTGTCGAAAATGCGACTGAGGAAACCTCCCAAAAATCGGGGGAGCCCTCCGTCCTTCCTAAAAGCTAGGAATTGGACGTCTGAGTCAACATGACTGACCTCAAGAGACCGCTCTAGGTCCTTTGAGATAGTCGGGAGAGTAATCGTCAGAAACGACAGGCCCTC